TCGCTCGGATTGCTCCGCGCGCCCTCCGTTCGCTTTCAATGCAATTGAGCAGCTGACAAACAATTTTAAGTTCTTTGTATATTCTCTCCCGGGCGTTAGTATTCCTGGGGGGATCGTACAAGATTTCAAGACAACTATTAAGTCTTTCGAAGAGTTGATTGGCAAGCTTTTCTTCGTATGTTCGCTCCAGATTAAGTTTTCTGGTCGCACTGAGCCCCCTAAAGTGTTCAATGGGCCCCTGTATTCGCTAGCTAGCATTCCCGCGGGTGCGTAGGCCACCTTTAAGTCCTCAAGTGAGAGAACTGGTGCCCCGACCCACTGCCCATCATTCTGTAAGGTCTTACTTAGTTCCACAACTAAGTGTGCGTACTTAGGACTAAAAGCAAGGTTATGAGCCAAGCCAGAAATCCGTTGCGTGCGTTCACGGACAGAAAGTTTTCCGCCTGTATAACACATTGCAAAAAGCATCCTTTCTTCATCATACATCGGTACGTACAAATCGTGCCACCGAGCATTGTAACAACCCAAGAAATGAATCTCAAAAATGTTACTACTGCAATGGTACTCCTTTATACCAAATCCAAACTTTGAGTAGGACTCCCGCAAATCGTCCTCTTTGAGGAATTCTTCTGCAAAATCCGAAGCACACTGAGCATCATCTGAATAGATGGCGACAATCATTGTGTCAAGCATGTGTTCGAAGCTGGGAGATATGCCATATTTATGACACATTCTAGTATAATGATAGCACAAAATGAAAATATGCATCAGCGTGTTGTTACTGCTTGTCAGCAACCTTCCACTCTTCTGAGCAATTGAAGTTAGGATAACTTCTCCATTTGGTAGTATTTCAACTGAGACAGATGCTTGTTCGGCAAGCCATATTATATTGGCAATATCAAGACTATCAAGGGTACTAAACCAAGGTAGTCGTATTTTAACACAAACATTCTCATGTTCGGGACCATATTGTTTGTCCCACCGTTCCACATCCCAACGAATATAATTTCTTACTCGTCCAGGATGCCTTCTAGAAAAGCGGAGGTGTCGAATGAAAGAATTCCATCCACCATATTCCTTGGTGAAGCCTAGTGCACTCCAAGTATTGAAGCTGTCTTGCATCAAGTATTCCTCCTGCTCCTGATAATACATTTTTTCCAAGAGTATGTATTCTATTGGTGGGTTCCTAAATATCCTAATTTTATCTCCTAGTATTTGTTCTAGTGTGAGATACTCATTTTTTGGATTATTAGTGAAAACCGGTGGGGGCCTCGATAAATTTTTTAAATCACAATACCAATGAAAGTAAGGTGAATATTCATGAAGGGCATCGAACTTGTCACATCGATAAGGAAAACCTGCAGACGCCGTCATATCCAATAATGACGCCTCCCAGGGTATTCTCCTAAACTTACCCTTGTACTTTTCGAACATTTTGTTCACAAGTGTAAGTGCCTCCATTTCTTCATCGGCAGAAATTTCATAAACTGCACGACGATCAGATTTGTCCAGCTCTTTCTGGACA